AATTCGTCACTTTCTATTTTAATGGAAGATTGTCTACCTCGTATTCTAGAATTATAAAAAGCTGTCGTATTTGACACTGTAATGATCTCTCCTGTAGTCTTAGAGCTATTAGGGTAATCTCTAGCTGATAAAGTAATAGTCGCATTACCAGTTTGATTTTTAAAATCCGGTATTACTTTATTAATAAAAGTAAATTGTTCTCCATCTGCAATATCTCCATCACCTGATTCTATATAAGCAGTAATCGCTGATCCATCAGCATCAACACCATCTTCATGTCGATAGATTAAACTTCGTCCAGCTGTAAGACCATATATTGTACTATAAGTATTAGCTGTAGAATTAGCTAAATACTCTGTAGCTAAAGGATTTAATTCTACACCATTATCTATATATGTGCTTCTTGATAGATTACCAAAATACCAACTATTTTCTAAATGATTATAGATTACATATTTATCTATAAAATTAGAATCAGCTGAACAGTAATACCATATAACTTCAGAGAAATCAGAAGTTTGACCCGCATAAACTTGAGTATATTGAATTTTATTTATATCATCAAATACATGATTTAATATAGGACAAGGTATTTCTTGAACAGCACCAGCAAATCTAAAGAATTGGCCATCGGCCATCCAATAAGCTATATCGTCTATTACTATTGTACTATTTAATCCAACAGCACCGCAGTCATTACCGAGTTGACGGAAACCAAATATAAAAGGTGGACCAATAAAAGACATTGATTGAAGTGTTGTATCTGTCCATACTAGAATAGTACCTTTTGAAGGTTTAGCTGATCTTATTTCACTACCACCTGCAATTCTTTGTGAACCCGCTGAGTTAGTTGCATTAGGCGCCCAAAAATTGTAATTTTCTTGATCTGACCATCTTATAAATAATTTATCTTGTGTACTAGGTGTACCAATAGTTGTCTCTGTACCCATACAAATTAAATGCCTAGTTTCTGTAGATACTACAGATAAAGAAGAAGATGTAGGAGCGTTAGCAATTTGAGTAGCAGGATTAGCAGTCATACCGCCTGATTCGTCCCATTCGTAACTAGCTCCATCTTTAACTGTTAAAATTAAATCTTCTCCCCAATTATTTAAAGACCACTGTCTCATATCTAAAATAACTTCTGATGAAGTTCTTGCTGTATTCCATGTGCTTTCTGAATATGTACCAGCTGACCAACCGTATCCAAAAGTTTGAGTAGTAGGACCAATATTTAATTGATAAGATATATCACAATTAGCTGAATCAGTAACTGTTGAAGTTGCTGTACCAGGTGTAGTGATAGTATAAGCGTCAGCATTATTTATACTTACTATTTCAAATTCATTTTCTAAATCAGTAGTAGTAATACCTCCTACATTTGCTGATACATTAGATATAGTAATAAAACTTCCTAAAGTAGCTCCATGTGTTGAATGATTGACTATTACATTAGAGCTAGTATCTGTAGTAGTAAATACAGATGTTAAAGTATTAGATTGTCTAATAGGAGTAATATCTTGATTAGTACCGCCTTGATAAACATAAACTTTTTTATCTCCAGCTAAAGATTGATAACGTGTACCATCTAAACTTATCCAAGAAGCTATAGCTGCTGGTCTTCCTATATAATAATCTTGACTAAATTTAATCCAACCACCTATTTTTTGTGGTAGTCCTTTTCTAAATCTAATCTTATCGCAATCTGTCCATCTACCTTCTGCACCTGTTTCGGTGTTTTCGGTGTCTAAACCAGGTTGAAAATTAAGTTGAGTAAGTGGCATAATAATATTTATTATATAACAAAATTTATAAAATTATATATTATTTTTCATATATTATGAAGGAGACAGGAGCTAGTGGTGGTGCCCTGCCTCCATCATAATATACTTTATTGTCAGATATACTACCTTTTAAACCAAGAAGGAAGACCTAAATGTGGTCTTTTGTCAAACATATTATCTTTAGCTCCCCAAGTTTTACGATTATTATAATGAAGAAAAACTTGTACACATTCTTTTCCTTTAAATTTTTCTCTCCAATGTTCTAATTCACAACCAGAATAAACTAACATATCTCCTTGTTTAAGATTAACTTGTATTCCTTTTTTACCTACCTCTCCCGATGGCTCTAAATATATAGGCCAATCATCACCACCTAAATTCATAGTTGTTGATATTTCACAACTAAATCTATCTTTATGTCTTTTAAGAATATCACCTTTTTTATAAATTCTTGCATAAGTATAAGCTGGATAAAGTTTAAGACCTGTAACTTCTTCCATTTTTGGTTGGCATTTTAACATTAAAGTTTCCATAGCAATATTTGAATATTGACTATAAGTATTTGGAATTTGTTCATTTTCACCTTCATAATATCCTATAAGAGTTTCAAATGGAGAAATATAACGAGCTTTTTGACATGTATCATAAACTTGTTTTTGCATACTAAAATAATTTGCAACAAAAGATGCTAAATCTTTTGAGATTGCTTGACGAATAATTGTATATTTATTTTTTTTAAACATCTTTAGCCATTTCTTTTGGTACTGCTTGTATATTCCAATGTATAAATCTAAAAGGTTCTATTCCAAAATCTACACTAAACTCGTGCTCTAAAAATCCTGGAAATATAATTAATGTTCCGGGTGTAGGTTTAAAATGTAAAAGCTCACTTCCCTCTAATACACCTTTTTGATTTGATTTCATTTTTAATTTAGTTGCACGTGCTCCGGTTCTTGGTTCGTGAAATATTGGGTATGATGTTTTATCACTGCACTTTAAAAAATAAAATCCTGATACGTGTTGATTCCAATGTATATGTGCAGAGTGATGACCACCACCTTTTTTAGCAAATTCTTGTACCCACATTTCACTAAACATAGTTGAGTATTGTTGCATATCAAAACCTTGATAATCTAAATATTCCCATGATTTTTGACCAATATAATTTCTAAAATCTAAAAAATCATTGTCAGCTGTAAGTGGTGTTGAGTGATATGATCTTCCAAAATCACCAAACTTTTTTATATGTGCTTTAGCTTCTGCAACATTTTTAGCGTCTTTAATATATTTATTAGATGCTTTAGTTAAAGATTTTAAAAACTCTGTTTTTTGTTCTGACCAAATTATTGTTTTAAAATAATTATTTATAAACATATTATTTAAATGGATATCCTAAATTCCACATTACTAAAGAATATCTAGTTCCTCTTGTTACTGGTTTTACTCTATGCCATACAAATGATGGAAACACTATAATAGAACCTTTAGGTAAAATTTGAAATGCTTTTTTACAATGTTTATATTCATCTCTCATATGTGGATCATAATTTCTAAAATCAAATTCTAATTCCCCACCACTATATTCAGAGCCATCTGTTAATTGACAAGTCATAGATAGTTTTCTAATTTTTTTATGTTCGTTTAAATTTTTTGGTCTATCATAAGGTTTTTCCCAACTATCACAATGCCAATCATAGTATTGATTAAGTTTATATTTTGTAAATTGACATGATTCCGACCAATCCCATTCGAAATTCCAGCCAGCGTCTTTATTAGCTAAATGAATATAAGGATGTAATTCTTTATATATCCAAGTATCATTAAGCCATACTAAATCAGAGTTTCTTTTACGTTTCATATCTTTAATTTGATTTGATGTTAACTTTTCATCACCATAATCACCAGTTCTAGCTAATGTTTCTGATTTTGATAATCCATATTTAATAATATCATCACAAATTTTTGGTGGTATTGCAGATGTAAAGTACCAGTAATAATTAGATATATTCATTAATAATTAAAATTTATTACAATTCTCCTTTTTTCATCTGTACAAGATGTTCCAGCATGTTCTAATGTTGAATCAAATTCAATATATTTATTTTCTTCACTTATTATTTTTTTACCATTTTTAAAAATAGTATACCCATTACAATTATTTAAATAAAGAATACCTGTAGTTCCTTTTTCTTGATCTGTATGATAGTCATGTTGAATTATTTTATTTGTTTTAGTCAATAAATTAGCTTTAACTCTATTTATTTTTTTATGTTTAATATTTTCTAATACTGGTCTCATAATATCCATCCATTCGCCCCAACATTGTTCTTTACCATCTTTTATAAAAGAAAAAGTAAATTGAAAAAAATCATCATTATCTGTACTTACACCATTATTAAAATACCATGGAAAATAATATGACATTACAGTATTTTTTAATTTATCAAATATATTTTTTGGTAAAAAATTTTTATTGATATTCATAAGTTATTGTTTGTACAAAATTTTCTGAATCTTTTTGATTATTTATGAGATAATACATACAAGTTGCTGGAAACATAATAAACATATTATTTTTAAGTTCTATATCCCAACTTTTATTTTTACGTCTATTATCATCATAAAGTATTCTAACAAGGCAATTTTCTACTTTTACACCATATAATAATGTAAAATCAGGAGAGTGTCGTAAATCTACTGGATCAGCTTGTAAAAAAGGAATAGTTGTTTCTTTTGCTTTATAATTATTTCCCCAAGTTTTTTTATTTATTAATTGTATTTCGTAATTAAGATAAATATGTTCTTGAATGTAAATATTTAACATATCCCAAGTTTTTGAAAATGGAAATTCTTTATTGAAAAGTTGTGATTGTAAAATATCGCCTGATAATTTATCTCGGTCTATCTCAAAACCTTTAGGCATTGAAACATCACCATAATATAGAGCTTGTTCGCTTAATACTTTTTTTTGCATCACCACTATTTCTTATTTATGCTAATCCGTCTATTAAATCCCAAGTTGTATTATCTTCATTCCACGTGTAACCCCATTGATGAGTTCCAGCTATGATTTGATTAGTTTGTTCAGCTGTCAATGCTGGAGCATCACCGATTGGTGATTTCCAAGAAGCTGATTCGTTATGTTTTACCCAAGAAGCATGTGGTTTTTTAGGCCAAAAGATTTCATTATCTTCGTCCCAAGTATAACCTAAGCCTGCATAATTTCCTCTAAAAGGAGTTCCACCTAAAAGATGTGTATTATTTATTGTATTGTAAGATGTTTGAATCCACATTTGTGCAGGCCAATTATTATGTTTTTCTAAATATTGTTGTCCTACTGTTTCATCTTCAACACCGTTAGCATTTAACATATCACTATTATTTAAAGTTAATACAGCTATAACTTTATTGTTAGATCCTAGTTTTGCAAAATGTGCCATAATTATTACCTATTTATATTTATACCTTATAATAACAATTCCAGAGCCGCCGCCACCGCCGCCACTTGGACCTGAGTTTGGACCAATAGTAGAA